GTCTCGGTGTAGTCTGTGACCCGCTCTAGCATAATACTTCCTATGCGCCGGATTCGTGCTTTCAGGGTAGCGGTTGTAACGCTTACCATTGAATACAATTGTTTCAACCTTGATGTTGCCTTTGCTTGTGAATCCCATGATGTGTCCTTCGTCAGAAAGTACACATTATCAATCCCTTGTATTAATGAGTCAACACGTACATAACCACGCTGCGTAAATACTTTGTGGTCTTCCGTTGCAAGCAATGTCTTGTTACCAGCAGTAACTTCCCATAGCTCCTTAATGCCATTGCTATGAACGGCTGATACCAGTTGCTTACCCTCTGGTGTCATAACGTAATCACCAACCACAATCTCATCAACTCGCTTAGTAGATAGATCACTCATTGTTACTTGAGTAGATGAATCAACGCAGGAATCAACGTAATCATCATGGGTAGAGTCAGGGAAGCTGCATATCTGGCTCACGAACCCTTCTGCCCAGTCCCTAACATAACCCTTGCGTTGGGTACTCTCCGGTATCCACACGCGCTTGTGTGCAATGATGTTCGCAACGATTGAGAGCCTTTGAATCTTGTCCGCACGACCGGGGTTATATGCCCTGACAGGAAGGTGCGCCCTTTGTAAGTCCTGAATAAGACTGATCCCAGCCGCTTTGTCTTCGATGAGCACGAGATCGACTTTCTTACCGCCCGTAAAGTTACCTCGCCCCTCCTCCTCGGGGTCACTACCATACGATACTTTAAACTCCTCAATGACTTTAGGGCGTAGGTCAGGATACTGGAGTCGATCCTGCCACGCATCGATGAGCATAACAGCCATCGCTCCATCAAGTGGCTTGAATACACCCCAAGTCGTCGCTGCAGTCGGGTCGTTGACAGTCTTCTCGGTATATGCGCAGTCATAGCTTTGGATAATGAACTCAAATTTAGGGAACGGTTTATTGGGGGGCCATAGTCTGAACATCTCACGCTTCACAATGCCAGACTCTTCAGGGTCGATCAGCTCAGCCTCAATCTCTTGCCTGCCTAGCTTCGTCCCCTCGTACTGCAGAATCTGCTTCCTGAAGTTATCCGCTAGGTTCTCAATGTTGGCATAGGTCGAGGCTCTCGTCAGCACAACGTCATCACCTTCACGCCCTACCAACTCAACGATTAAGTCTTTAGGTCTGGGCGTTGTAGTACAGATCAACCGCACCTTCTTACCTAGTCGCATGCCGAACATCATCATGTCCCATGCGTCCTGTATGTATTCCCACGCCGCGAGCTCGTCACACCACCCGCCATGGAACTGAGCTCCACGAAAGCGCTCAGGCTCTGAGGCTGGAATGCCCTTGATCATCGAGCCATTGGTCAGCACTAGCTCATGCAACGCCTTGTTGTAGTCCTTGATCAGTACGCTTGGGATCACGTTCATCAGCCCTGAGTCACCCTCAAAGCATGTGGCTCGCACGTCAGCTGAGGTGGGTGCCGCTACTAGCCATCGTGTATTGGGTTGCTCCCATGCCCACCAGCCGATCTGTTCTGCAGCTGTTCTAGTCTTACCTGCGCCACGTCCTGCGAGCATGAGCCATATGTCCCACCAGTTGCCGCTTGGCACGATCTGGTGCGGATGTGCCTGTGACAGCCACTTAGCACGCCACTCGAATGCAGCACGATAGTCTGCAGGCAGAGACAGGTACTGCTTCTGCGTATCAGGGTCAGCAAGTAGCTCAACTAAGTCGCTCATCAATCGTCCATGAATATGTGAATAAGCAGGAGTATCAATAGAGCAACGCTTAGCATGGCGTAGGTGAAGTCATCCATCAGTAGCTCGCTTTGTCGTTCCATGGTGCGTTAGTTCTGCGTCTATGTTCTGCAGGTGATAGCGTCTCAGGCTTGCTCTGCCCCCTTGCTCGGATAGCTGCTGCACAATCTTCTGCGTCAGGATGGTTGAGTTTTCTTCTATCCAACGAATCATTCCACATCTGAAAACACAACGCTGCACACGCTTCACGCTCGGCTGCTGCGACAAGGGCGGCAAAGCGTTCAATAGTTTCTGGTCTGCCGTGTAAACCTTCAGGAACATTCTTGTGACAGCATTCATCGTCATCAGGGCAAGCATTCGGATCAACACACACAAATGTTGATCGCATTCCAGCCTCCCGCGCTATTCGGATAATGTCATCTCTAGTCATTTCTCCCCCCTTGCTTGAATAACATTAGCTAATTTTTCTATAGCCGCCGATATAAGATAGCCAGCAATTAATATGGCGAATCCAACAAATGTCATTGCTTATGCCTTGCTAGCGTAGCTGCAGCCATCCAACCCTCAGACTCAAGCATCTTGGCTACACGTTCACGCTCAGCGTTAACAGCCATAGTCACTACCTGCTCGGTAGTCTCTTCCTTGCGCTTAGTACGAATAGCCTCACGCACCTCATCAGCTTGCATAGCGTAGTCGTTAGTCACAATGTCTACAAAGGCTGTCAACTCGTTGTCTGTAGCGATCCAACCGCCATAGCCCTCAGAACGTGTAAGCCCTGCCTCTTTAGCGCAACGCTCGATCTCTCTGCCTCTCATTTGCTATCGCCCCTCGTTAGTATCAGCTCTTGGCGAATAGCGCCTACCATCTCCATCAGGGATGAGTTAGCGCTCTTCTGTTGGTTAAGCCACCCATGTAGCAGCTCGTTCTCTTTACGCAAGGCGGCAACTTCAGCCTGCAAGTGATTGATATGATCAACCATGTTAACTATCTCCCCTGCCATCATTTCCCCTTTTGTTTAGCAAGCTCCAGTGTCTGCAGTACAGTATCGAATATTTCGGTGTTCGCCTTGATCTCTAACGGGTTCTCCGCATCTCCCGCATGAGTCACCCTATCGCCATACTTCTTAGGCTTGAGCTTAGCTGCCACCCACTTGCGTGAATCAATCCTCAGTCGCATCCAATTAACATGAGCCGCATCAATACGTGAATTACCTTTGTCGTCCATGATCTCAGCTGGCTTGGTGTCAGCGATGTCTAGGATTTCCTCCTGCATCGTGTCTGCTTGGTCTTCCTTAGCCTTCGCGTATTGGTGGAGAAAGGTTTCGTTCTGAGCCATCCACAGGTACACAGTCTTTATGTCTGGCATCGAAGGGTCTCTACAAATAGACTTGAGAGACTCGCCTTCTACTAGCCTTGCGCATATCTCTGCAGCCCTATCCTTAGTGTAAGAGGACGGTCTTCCTATCTTAGCTGTGGTCATAGCGCACTCCAACATCCAAATAGATCAGGTCTCTTGTCTGCAGCATATTTCAATTTAACAACAATTGATTTGTATTGATTTTGATTTGATTTGCTAAGACGCTTTAAGTGTCTTGCCATATCTCTTTTCATTTCCCATATCTTTTTTGCAAGTGGGTCTTTTGCTCTTTTGTTATTCAACTTAATAGCATTAAGCTTATTAGCCTCTGGGCATCCTATTGGCTGGTTGCCTCCCTTAGCCATGTTAAGTAGCGCACCCTCACCACCATACTGAGAAATCATTTGCTTCTCAAGAGATTGCCAGTCATCTGATATTGATGATGCCAATTCAATAATCTTTATTTGTTGGTTGTTTTCTATGCGGTCTTGCATCCATTGGTACAGCTTTGTTTTTCTTCTTTTGGAGTCAAGGATATGTGTTTTCAATCTTTTTTGGACATTATTTGCCTTCCCAATATAAACAACCTTATCGGTCATTGGGTCGACAATCCCATAAATCTTTGCAAATTTGTTTGGTAACTCAGACATCTCTCAGTCCTCAGTGTGGTTTAGATGTCGGAAGTGTAATATCAGATTGATTGTTCTGCAATGCCACGCCATTTAGCCTTCTGGAATAACGAGACGGCTTTCTCTTTGTAGTTAACCTCAGCAACGTATGGTGTCAAGGCTCCCATGTACCAGTTAGTGCCATCCCAGTAGCTGTAGAAGGCAACGCCAGAAGGTTTGCGCTGATATATGCCAACTCTTACTGGGGTTACCGTAGTTCTAAACCATGGGGTGAGCTTCCGCTTCTTTAGCTTCATTGTGCTACACCTCTCCAGCTTGCATGATTTATCACACTCAGCTTGCGTTGGCTTTTGTATCTACGGGCTCCACGTACAGTAGTAGAGGATACGTACCAGTTCATCCCGTCCCAGTACGCATACACAGTCATGTTATTGCTAAATGTTGGCACGCCTCTTTGATACACGCCTTTATGGACTGGCATTACGTTAGGCGCGAACCATTGCGTTAACATCAAGTTCATCAGATCAAGCCTTGTTTAACATCGTTACCTATAAAAGTAACGGATTTAAGATCGCCTGTATTGCCATCAAAGACAAACCTTACATTTTTTTCTGTCCCGCCAAGATGGCTGCGTACAACACACAGGTCAGGAGAGTGATACAAATCTGCGTAAAAATACATTAGCTTTTCAAAGTCTGGCTTAGATTCTGGCTTTACTCTGTACTCTAAGCCTTCAGTCCACTTAGGATAAGTAATGTCTTTCCATTCTGGGGCGGTTTCGTATTTAACCTGTATCTGAGCGCCATCAGCCCAAGCCTTGATCAGCTCTGCGTGCTTATGTGGAGTAGTCATTCTTCTACCACCTCATTCAGCGCCTCAATAGCAATGCGCACCATCTCTTTGATTGCGCGAGAATCTGATGCCATCTTGTTTGGGGTGTTGATGATGTCTTCCAGTGCCTGAACTACTAGCTCTAGCGCTTGACGAGTTTCGTAAATCTCAATTGCGCTTTCATCAAGTAGATCAATGTTACGCTTTAACTGCATTGTTTGAACCATCTGCTCGTTTGCCATTTCGTTCCCCTCTCACAGGTATTTGATTGAACTACCAACACAGCTGAGGATTGTTTGATGGAACTACCGTCATGACAGTAGCCAATCCTCATGCGTCTTAGTTCTCGTCTTTCCGAGATGTCATCTTGACTCACTCCCCCACTATACCAACCCACAGGGGACTACGCGACCTTTCGGTTTCTGCTTTCGCTTCATCAGGCGTAAATAGGTTGGCTTGGATGCCTACTTGCCAAGAGGTGGCACCGTATGCTCTTTGTTGCTACCAACAGGACTGGGGGCTAGGGAAAGGATTCCCATCGCTTTTTGCTGTACAAAACATACAACTTCCTAACCCCCATGCTTGTGCCTACATTTTAACCTATCGCTAAAATATAAGCATTGATTACTTATCAATTTCTACAGTTATTTTGTAGCGTTTGTTATTCTTATCCACTACCGTCATCACCCGCTTAGTGCTGAGCATATAGCCATCTGGGTGTAGGTCGTACTTCATGTGGCTGACCATCTTGAGGATGCGCTCGTCATCCACGTCGTTAGCCAATATGTTTGTGCTGATCAGGTGGGCTATGTAGTCGCAGTATTCAAACATCGCTGCACTCCCCAACGTATAACATTAAAGCTTGCAATGCTTTGGCTGGTGTCTCGCCATATGCGTGAAAGTCTTCACCGTCAGAGCCAGCTTCGTATGCGATCCACTCGTACTTGCTGTTAGCTGCTGAGATTTGTGAGTATTCAACTATGTATTTTCTTTCCATTTTGCTCTCCTATTCGCTGTAAAAATTAAGCATTCAAAGCTTTAAACAACTCGCTGTCATTAGCCTTTGCCAACTCAAGCATCTCTAACACAAACAATTCAAGGCGCTCTTGAGTAAAAGTAAACTCTGTGGTTTTACGACTTACTGCCACGCATTCTGCATATTGTTCTGCTTGCTTTAAGAATTCTGCTTTCATTTTGTTCCCCTATTCGCTGTCCTGCACATGCAGTAGGTGTAATGTAATTCAAAGTTAAATTATGAGTCAAGCTTTTTTTGTTCAGATTCATAAATAATTTGTGAATCCATAATTTTGACAACTATTTAGTTAGTGCAGGGTCAACAAGCAGTGGAAAAGACCATACAAGGACGCCTGCCCCCTGCTGCCAGTGTTATGCGCCACCTCTGGCTGGGCTTAATTGGTGGGGTACTCGCTGCGTCTGGTCGGTGGGGTATCTGGTTATTGTTTAGCTCCATATAACTTGCCCATCCTCCGTTTGCTTTCCTGTCCAGCATCCGCTTTCCCCCATTGATCTGATTAACGTGAAGTAACTTTGACTGAGAATACAGCTGCAGTCTTGGTGTAAGCAGCTAACTGCTCGTCAGTAATACCTAAGTCTTTAGACAATGACTTCCAGTCGATAGTGCTGCGGTTTGACTCTACGACTGTAGCTTTGAACATGTCGCCCTCAAATACGTTTGAACCGTTTGGTGCTGTTGCGGAATCTTTGAGACCGTCTTTGATCAGGTCTGCTTGCTTGGTCAGATCAGCGATCTGCGCCAGTAATGTACCGAGTGTGTCTACGTTGTTTAGTGTGTTGTCCATGTTTATCTCCAGTTCGCTATCCGATCAAGTGACCGTGAGTGAATTATAATCTGAAGTTAAAATTTAAAACAAGCACTTTTTTAATATTTTTTAAAAAATAGTTGGATTTTCTTCTTCCATCACTAAACCAGTATCCAAAATCCTACGGATTGTTATGTTTAATGCATCTAATTGATCCATTTTTTTTATATTCCATAAGGCTTTTGTGCCATGCCAGCCCATAGATCCCTGATGACAATCGTAGCATAAGGCTACGCAAGTGTACTGACTGTGCTGTTTGACGTGGTGTGCGCTGCTTGGTGGGGGCGCATTGCACACCGAGCAGGGTAAGGACTTTACCCTCGCTAGGTGCTTGCGCTCAGCTGCTGTCAGCTTGTTGTTCATTTATATTAATTCTAATGATTGCTGCTTTAAGCGGTTTTCTTGCAAATCTTTGTATGCGGTATTCAGCTCACAGCCCAAATATTTTCTACCAAGATTTTGCGCTACCTGTGCAGTTGTTCCGCTACCCATGAATGGATCAAGCACAATGCCACCAACAGGCGCACCAGCCATAATGCAAGGCTCAATTAACTCTTCTGGGAATACTGCAAAATGTGCGCCCCTATACGGTTTTGTATTTACTGTCCA